GAACGTGCGCGACGCCGTCGGGGACTCGGACACGATCATTGGGGGCCGCCTCTCTGCGTGAAGACCGCAGACCGCACACGGGGACGGGAAACCGGGCAACCGGACGACCGAAACCGCAAGAAACCGAAAACGAAACCGTCTGCCCCGAACTTTTGCGAGGGGCAGACTTTAACCTCAAACCTCTAACCAAATTGGGATATGGTGAATGCGGCCTCCCGTCCGTGCTCGGGCCTTGTTCCGTGGCGGTAACGCTAACAATGGCGCGAACGACGGGCTCGGTTACGTGAACGTGAACAACGCCGTCGGGAACTCGAACACGAACATTGGGGGCCGCCTCTCTACGTCGAAAAGCCCTTTTGCGTCTCCATATCTCAACACCCGTTCAAGGTGAATCATCTATCCAACGAGGTTTAGTAGCCGCAGGCGAAAGACCGTGGATAACCACGCATGAAACGTATCGGCAAAATTTACGACGACATGATCTCCGTCGAAACCCTGCGCCGTGCTCATGTCGAGGCTAAAAAAGCAAAAGGCAAGAAAAAACTGAAAACCATGCGGGAGTTCGAGGCCGATTTAGAAAATAACCTCGCCGCTCTGCATGAATCGCTCCTGAACGGTACATGGCAGATGCACCAGCTGAACCGGATGTACCGACGCGAGGGGAAGAAACTGCGCGTCATTGACTACTCGACGTGGTGGCCGGACATCATAGTACAGCGGGCAATCGGGCGGACGCTCGGGGCGAAACTGAATCAGTCGCTCGTGAACGAAACGTATGCAGGCATCCCCGGGCGCGGCATTCATCAGGCCGTGCGTCGCCTGCGGCGGCAACTCGCCAAAATCCCGCCGGACGTGCCGATTTATTGCTATAAACTCGACGTAAAAAAGTTCTACTACTCAATCCCGCATGACCGCCTCAAATTTGCCGTCCTGCATAAAGTCAAGGACCGCCGGGCAATCGCCCTCCTTTTCAGCATCATAGATGCCGTGCCGGGCGGCGTTGGCATTCCTATCGGGACGTTCGTTTCGCCTATCCTCGCCAACTTCTACCTCTCGACGATAGATCACTACGTCAAGTCGAGGGGCTTTATTTATTGCCGATACTGCGACGACATCGCAATCGCGGCAACCAGCAAGGACCGGCTCCGCGACCTGAAAGCCGAATTGCACGAACGGTTCGCCGATCTCGGCCTGACAATCAAGGCCAACGAGCAGATTTATCCGATAGAGCGATATGGTATTGACATCGGGGGCTATGTTGTTCGGAGGCATACCGTGATCGTCAGGCGCGGGATTGAACGGAGTTTCAGGAAGAACGCCCGGAGATTCAAGCATAAACCGACGCTTCACGGCCTGCGCTCCCTCGCTTCGCAATGGGGCTGGTTCAAACCTACCATGACGGGGCCGAGGCTGTGGAAAAAACTTTTGAACGTTTCGCATATCAAAGAACTCAACGACAAATACAAGGAGTTAAAAGATGGTTCCGATCATCCAAAACCTGCCTGACGGTCTTCAGTACGGCCACCTCGACCGCACCGAATCGAACGAACTGCCCGCCGTCCGTGTCGAACTGCCCGAAATCGTTATCCCCGTGCTCTGCACGCAGGAAACCCGGCACGACTACGAAACGGACGAGGACAAAACCGTGTACCGCTATTTCGAGGTCCGCACCAAGTTCTCCGGCGGCGACATCGACGACTACGCCGCCATCCTCACGCAGTATTACAAGCCAATCCGCCAATACTTCTACGGCTCCCCGGAAGTGCAGGCCGACCTCGAATACGACCACCTCAAAACCGCGCACATCCTCGCCGTCAAGGACACGTTCCGCAAGCCCGGACAGACCGAACCCCCGGATGGTATCGCACGATGGACCGCCATCAAGAAACAATTTTGGGACACCATCGACTATGTGCTTGCATCCAAGAACAAGGACCGCTCCGTTCTCCCGGCGTATTTCAACGACGCATATATGCTTGAATGGGCGAAACAGAACGAGGTCTCGGCGGAAGTCATCGCCCAAGCGAAAGACGATCTCTACCGCGTCTCCAGCAACCTCGGCGCGAACGCCCGCAACTGGTCGGAGCTTTTCCGTGACTGACGGCGAAGACATCCCGGTCCTCGCCTCGATTGCCAAGCACACGAGCGTCATGGAGGGCGCGAAAGTCTCCATTTCGGAAATCCTGAACGTGCCACTCGTTTTCACCGGGTGGCAGTTCGGGAACTCGAAATTTGAGAAAGACGGCAGGCGGAGCGAACGCCTGACGCTTCAATTCGAGCAGAACGGACAGAAAAAGATCGTTTTTACCTCCTCCGAGGTATTGATCGAACAACTCCGGTCTTTCCTTGAAGCAATGCCGGACGCAACCTGCTTTCGGGCCACCATTAAGCGCGTAGACAACAAATTTTTTAAGTTCGTGGAATAAAAAATGTTCTGTGATACCGTCAACGATATTGATTTTCTGTGGAATCTTTGCCTGAAAATCAAACTGCACGCCCCGTCGGAGTTTTGGACCGTTTCGCGTGATGAACTGCGACGATCCTATAACGGCATCGGCCCGGAACATTGGCCGCAATGGGCGCGGAAAGCCGTGTCTATCCTGCTCCGGCAGTTCGCGGCGGCGGCCCTCGTGCATGATTGGGAATACTCCCGCGATGTCAAGTCAAAGGGCCTTTTCCGCGACGCAAACCTGCGGCTCTCCATGAACTGCGGAAAACTTGCCTTTTACGAGCGTCGCCCGGTCCTCGTTTTTTACGGGGTCGCGGCGGGTCTGCTCTGCCAAATTTTCGGCTGGAAATCCTACTTAGAGGGGAGGCTCCGCGATGAATGACAAAGACAAGCAGGAAATCGCCGCCCTTTTCCGCGAGGTATTAGCGCAGAATCCGCAGGGATGCCCGAACGGCATCGACGCGGCGACCGCCGCCGCCCTGAAAGATTTTGCCGACGCGCTCATGGAGGGCAAAAAGACAATCCGCAAGACAATTATCGCCGCCCTTGCAACCACGATTCTCGGGGCAATTATCCTCGGAATCAAGGAACTCATCAATAAGTGATTTGAACCCCCCAACTATAAGGAGAAAAACCGCTATGAAACACCCCAAAAGAACCCTGCTTTTCGTCTTCCTCAACCTCGGCGCGCTCTTCGGCCTGACCGCCTGCGGGCACAATGCCGTCGTCTTCGGCAAGGGCTTCGGCCTACGCGCCGGATTCGACCCGGAACACATGTCCGCCGACGTGAGCTTCATTTACGGGGAGCAGTTGACCCTCGCGGCCCGCGACAACATCGAAATCGAACTTGCCTCCGACGTTGAGGGCGGGCAGGAGCAGGCGACCGCCGACGTGAAGACCGGCTCCAAACTGAAAATCCGCATCGGCCAGCAGGTCAACGGGTATTTTGTGGATGCCGTCAAGGCCGGGGCAACCGCCGCAGAACTTATCGCAATCAACGGGAACTATCCGCCCGGCAATGCCGCCGAGGAGGAAGAAGAAAAGGCCGCCGAGGCACCCGCCGCAACGGAAGCAGAACCGCAGGCAAAGGAATAACGATGTACCGGACATCCGAGTGGGTGTCCCTCGGGCACCCCGACAAAGTAGCCGATTATATATCCTGCTTCATCCTCGACCGCTTCCTCGAAAAAGACCCCCTGACGCGGTACGCGCTGGAGGTGCAAATCAAGGACCAGTACGTTACGCTGGGCGGCGAGATTACCAGCATGGCGAATTATTCGCCGGAGGACATCGCGGCTTTCGTGAAAATTGCCGTGAACCAAATCGGCTACACGAAAGCCTATCAGCAGGTATGGGGCCGGGAAAACACGATATGCGGCGACGACATAGAGGTTACCCAGCACATAGGCCAGCAATCCCCGGACATCGCACAAGGCGTAGACGCGGCAGGCTGGGGAGATCAGGGCATCTTTCACGGCATGGCGACCAACAACCCGGAAACGGGGTACATGCCGAAAGATTGGTGGCTGGCCCGGAAGATCGGGAAACTCCTCTACGAAACGAGGTATGCCGGAATCGACATCAAGACGCAGGTTACGCTCTGCGATAACAAGGTCGAAGAAATCGTTGTGGCGATCCCGAAGTTGAACGACGACGAGGATTACAGCGTAACGCGGGCGATCTCGCTCTGCTGTGGCGATGCCAAGGATTACGGCCTGCACATCAACGGGACGGGTCGGTACGTGAAACACGGGCCGGTCGGCGACTGCGGCACCACCGGGCGCAAGCTCGCCGTGGATTTCTATGGCGGGGCCTGCAAGATCGGCGGCGGCTCCCCGTGGACGAAAGACGGAACGAAAGCCGACCTGTCGCTAAACCTGCTGGCCCGCGCCAGTGCCCTTGCTTTTGTCAAACAGTACCCGTACATCCCGGAGGTTTACTGCGCGATCTCCTGCCGCATCGGCTCCCCGGAAATCCTCGTTGTCCTGACCGACAAGAAGGGCGACGAACTGCGCTCCTACCGCCTGAACGTTTTGCCGGAGGACGTTATCCGGGAGTATCACCTGCGCGCCCCGCGCTATGCGGAAATGTGCCGGAACGGGCTATTTTCGGCAGGGCTCTAAAAAAAATCCCGGTATCTGCTTGACAACCGTTTTTTTCGATGTATAGTAATTTGGGCACCTCTCCTTGTGGTGCATCCCATTCGCCCGTAGGTTCGTGGTTGATCCTGCGGGCTTTTTTTGTCTTGTGGTGTTATTGTGGTGTTATTTACCCCAGAAATATTGTAAACCTTGCATTATTGAAATAAACTTTTGTATTCCCTCCGAGCCTCATTTTGTGCAAAAGTGCCCGGGGTGGGACTCGAACCCACACGGTTTCCCGACAGATTTTAAGTCTGTATATTTAACCTCATTTTCGCGTTTTTTGTGGTGTTATTGTGGTGTAAACTTGACTTTTCTCCGGTTTCGTGTATATTTTCCTACACGTAATATAACTTTTGTAAATGCAAAGTCAAGGGGAAACTATGGCAAAGGCGAAAAAAAAAGAGAAAAAAGGGCTCGGATACCTTTATAAACGCGATGCACGCGGGCGCGAACACCCCGCGACAAGCAAGGTCCCCGGCATTTACTGGCTTGCCGTGCAGGGTGAGGACGGACGGCGCATCCGGCGGCGGCTGGAAGTAGACGGGCACCCCGTAACGGATTTGGAAACGGCCCGGGCGGAGCAAATGCGCCTCCGCGTGCCGTACATCACCCGGACAGAGGTTGATGCTCTGCGTGCAGAGTTGGGCCGCCTTGAATGCAGGCAGGCCGCAGAGGAGGACGAGGCAGACCCGCCCCTGACGCTGGATAAGGCATGGCAGGCGTTCGAGCAGGCGGCAAACCGCCCGGAGTGCGGGGCCGACACCATGCGGCAACATGAAAGCAACTGGCGCGAACTGCTCGCGTGGTTCCGCGAGAAAATGCCGGAGGCCCGGTTCCTGCGGGACATAACGGAGCCGGTCGCCGGGCAGTATATGACGGATTTCGGCAGGCAAACGGTCAGCGCAAACACCTATAATAAGCGCGTCGGATTCTTCCGGCTCTTTTTCCGTGTCCTTGCAAAGCAGGCCCGAATAGATGAAAATCCGTTCGCCGAGATCGCCCTGCGCCGGATGCAGGGGCACAGCCGCCGCGAGCTTTCAATGCAGGAACTCCGGGCCGTCCTGCTGTCGTCCGAGGGGGAAATGCAAAGGCTTTTTTGGCTCGGCACCTTTACCGGGCTCCGCTTCGGGGATTGCTGTACCCTGCGCTGGGCGGAACTTGACATGTCCTCCGGCGTGATACGCCGCATCCCGCGCAAAACGAGCGCGCGGGGAAAAACCGTGCTTGTCGGAATCCCGCCGCCTCTCTACCGCCTGCTGGCCTCTGCTGAACGGGTGGGCGATTACGTCTGCCCGACCTACGCGGCCCGGTACCTCAAATCACGCTCGGAGCAGACAAATATCAGCCGGGAGATTCAGGCGTTTTTCAGCAGATGCGGCATCGTAACGAACGCGGAGGTCGGGAACCGCCGCCGGGCGGTCGTCGTCGGCTTTCATAGCCTGCGGCACACCTACGCAAGCATCCACGCAGAAAACGGCACCCCGCAACCCGTGATTCAAGAGAACATGGGGCATAGCAACCCGGCAATGACGGAACATTACCAGCACATATCCGAGGCAACGGCCCGCAAGGCCGCCGCCGCCCTTGACATTCCGCTTATTGAGGCGGACAGCGGCACCCGGGCCGAGTTACTTCAAATCGTGCAGACGGCAGGCGAAGAAGACCTCGCCCGCCTGCTGGCCTTGTGGCGTGAGGTCAGTTGTAGCACACCACCTCATACGAAATAACGGGGTATATCCCAGCGAAAATCTGCCGGATTTCGTCGAGTTTGCCCGCCCGGTTTTTCCCGCCTGCGCTAAACTCAAACGCTCCCCCGGTCGTTCTAAAATACCCGAGCAGGATTTCCCCCTCGCTCGTTACTGTAAGCACGAGCCCGTCGTTTCGCGGCTTCGCCTCGGAACTGACAAAGAGGCTCGCGTCCTCCGGTATGCCCTCGGAGGCCGTTTCGAGTTTATAGCAGAACATCCCGCTTATACCCTTGACTTTCGGCTTGTACTCAATGCGGCGCAGTTTTTCCGTCTGCGCGTACTGCTCGATGCCGACAATCGGATTATATTTCAGCAGGTCGGAGGAGTTGAGCAGGGGCACGCACACGGCGTGGTCGCTCTGCGGCCTGCCCTCGTTGAGGCTGGAATACTCCTCAACGCCTGCGCTTGAAATATAAATCCGGTCTTTCGGGAGGTACCGCTTTATCAGGACATAAAGTTTGCTCCAGTTATTGTCTGCAATGCCGCCCCCGTGCTTTTTCCACTTCACCATTGAGGACTCGGAGATTTCAAGGTGGGCGCAAAGTTCCTTTTGTGTGGTACGATTTGCGGCGAGGTACTGGTTGATCGCCCGGACGATGTGTTGATCTACTTTCATGATAGCCTCCTTGTGGTGTGGTTTTTTGGGTGCTATAATTTACATCGGTTTACTTGCTTATTCAACCGCGAGAATATTTTTTTTCAAAAAAAAGTGCGATTTTTTTTAGAATCCGAGTTGCATTTGATTAAATCGGTGCTATATTGATACTCATGCAAGGTAAATTTAGTGAACCACCCACAAAAACGAAAGGAAAAATATGTTACCTGCCACTATTACGAGCATCCGAATGCTTGCCGCCGCCGACCCCGAAGCGGACGACGCAACGGTTGAGCGCATCGTCGCCGCCTGCAAGGCACCGCCTCCCCGGCGCAACCTCATCGACGTGAAAGAGGCCTGCGCCATCCTCGGCGGCAAAAATCCGATCTCCCGAATGACCCTCTATAAGTGGACCAAACGGGGCATCCTGCATCCGGTTCGGTACAGCACCCGGAATATCCGGTACGACCGCAACGAAATCGAATCCATCGCCCAAAACGGCGTAGTATAAACCACCACCACAAGGAGTTCAAAATGAACGACACGAAAGAAAAAACCACACCCGCAACCGCAACCCCGACCAACAACGCCCCCGCGCCTGCCGCCCCCCCTGCGCACGTGTCGGAAATGAAACTCGCCGTCAGCGAGAACATCATCGCCGCGCTCGACAATCTCGCCCAGCAGGGCGCGCTCGCGCAGTCGATGAACGAGCAGTTTAAAAAGGCGTTCATCATCGCCGAGTGCGTGCAACAGCTTCGGGACCTGCTCACGCCTACCGTGATGAAAAGCCTGATGAAACTGCAAAACACGACGCTCGGCTTCCAGACCGACAATCCGCAGGGCTACAAAGAAGATGTCGTCCGCGACTGCATCATTGAGGGCATCATGAACGGCGTTATGCCGGTCGGCAATCAGCTCAATATCCTGTGCGGGCGGTGCTACATCACGAAAAACGGCATGAAGCACAAATTGAAAATGATCCCCGGCCTCTACCGCAACATCACCCCGGGCCTCCCGAAAGCATCGTCCGACGGAAGCGGCGCGGTGGTCGTGATGAGCATAGACTGGACCTATCAGGGCAAACAGCAGAAAAAAGACCTCGCCCTCGCTATCCGCGTGAATCGCGGTATGGGAACCGATGCAATCCTCGGAAAGGCAATGAGGAAGGCTTCGGCGTGGTTGTATGAAGAGGTCACGGGAAATGCCGTTGACGACGGCGACACATCCGACACCACGCCTTTCATTGAGGCGCAGGTTTTGAGCCCCATTGAAAAGGACCCCGCGCCTGCACCTGCCCCGGCCCCTGCCGCCGATCCTGCGGCTCCGGCACCCGCGCCCGCAAACGGCGACGACCTGCTCGACATGTAACCTGCAAAAACCACCCCGGGCCGCGCCCTGCGGCCCGCACCACAAGGAATACGAAATATGATCGACACCAACGAACCCACATTAAACCTTGACACCACGGAACCCGCCGCACCCGCGACAGCCCCGGCCCCGACACACCACCCGTACTCCCCCTCCCGCCTGCAACAGCTGAAAGAATGCCCCGGCTCGGCCCGTATGCAGGAAGGCCTCGTTGAGATCAGGACCCCGGAGGCCGACGAGGGGACCATGTTGCACGAGCGCATCGTTACCCGCAATTTTGACGGCCTGACCGCAGAGCAGGAAAACCTCGTGCAACAGTGCCTCGAATTCATGCAAAGCAAAATGACCGAGGGCATGGTTAAAATCATGCAGGAGGTCAGGCTTGACATCAAGGGCGACGACGACATCCTCCTGACGTACGGCACGGCGGACGTGGTTATCCTTTTCGCCGATCATGCGGTCGTGATTGACTGGAAATTCGGGCGGACCCCCGTTACCGAGGCAAACCGCAACCTCCAGCTCGCAAGTTACGCCCTCGGCGTGATGCAGAAATACGGCGTGAGATCGGTTACGGTTATCGTCTTCCAGCCGCGCATCCATGCAGTAACCGAGTACACTTTCACGAAGCCCGAGGCGATCCT